ACCGTTACATTGGGAGTGTATATTATATCATGAATTTTACTGTTTTGCTACCACTTGGGATTGCTTATTTTGGGGAATTGTTCAATATTTCACGCTTGCTACATCTTGCCAAATCTCCCCCATTTAGTAACAAATTAGTAACACGGTTTATTTCAGGTACACCGTGCCTGATGTACCGACACCGCACACATAGCCTGACGGTATTTTCACCCACCAAGCACCGTCAACCTGTTCAACCCCCTTGCAGGTGACAACAGTCCCTTTCTTCAAGACAGCACTTCCATCTGACTGTTTTACCGCATTGCTTTTTGCGTTGGTTGTCAGTTCGGTGTATTTCTTCTTTGTGCCGTTTGCGGTCTTACGCACATACATATTGCCCTGCAAGGTGTATGTCTTTCCAACTGTAAACGGTGCTTTTGTGCTTGCAACTGTACTTGTGGAAGCACTTGCAGTTGTGGAAGCTGCACCGCTGTCATACTGTGTAAGGTTGTTGGTCTTGATAATGCTTACAATGGTTGATACATAGTTCGGATCAGTTGCATATCCGGCATTTTTGATTGCCGTGATTGCCTTGGTGTAATCTGTTTCACCAACAGCCCCTTTGTACCTTGTACAGCTTACCATCATATCATAGTAATCTTCAACACTGTCTGCAATGCTGTCATACGCTCTGAACATATCCGTTATGTTGGTGTAGGTCTTACCATCATAACATTCTTTGGTTGCTGTGCTGTATGCCTTATCTTTCCACGCTGTGCCAAAATGCACCTTGCTTTTTCCGACCTTGATACCAAATACTGCATTTGCTTTCAGCATCTTCTGTGAAGTCAAATAAGCACTTTCACAACAAGCCTGTGCAATACATACACTTGGAAGAATTTTCTTCCCGGCTGCAAACTGTGCCTGTGCCAACGGTGCAATCGTTTCAATACATTTCTTCACCTGTGCTTTTGTAGCCATGTTCATTCACCTTCCTTTTATTCATTTGAATCTGACTTCTTTTGTAAAACATCAATAGCCTTGGTGATCACATCAGGTAATGGCAGCCCCATCAATCCGGCATTTTCCACAAGGGATAATAATTCATTTGCAATAAAAGCAATAATGACTGCATCCCGGATGTAAGTTGTGCCGATAACTAAATCAAGACGGTAAGCCACCAACACAAACACCAAGGTCATACACTTTCTGCAAAGCCCCTTCCAACCTGCTTTGCTTTCAAGTGTGCCTGTATCTGTCTTGGGGCTGTTTTTAAATACACCTGCGACCAAAAGACCACTGACATAATCAAGCCCCATAAAAATCAATAATGTGGCAAGACCTGAATCCCAACCACCAAACAACATTGCGATTGCCGACCCAATCACACCAACTACTGTACAAATCATCTGTTTCATATCATACTTCCTTTCTTTTGTCGCAAAAACCGCCCCTATGACCTCATATAACAGTCATATAGGCGGTTTACTCTTGCTTGATGAATATTTCCTTGTATTACTCAATAACAAGGTCAGAACAGTCCAAATCAATCAAGATTTCCTTGACCTGTTCTTTGAGTTTTGCAGGTACATCTGCATAGTTCTTTTTGCCCTTTACAATCAGGGTTGCATAAACAACTGCCATTTCAACCACTTCCTTTCCAAACAAAATTTTTATGATAAGTTTAGTTATCACCATTTTTTACACTTCACTTTCAGCAAGTTCAGGATAGCCCATGTCAATAAGAAGCTGCTTCACTTCACCCCTGATCTTGTCAGGAACTTCATCAATGGTCTTTTTCCCCTTGATGATCAAGTCAGCATATACTTTCACCATGATTTACACCCCCATTCCGTCAATCAGTTCGTAAACCTCACACAATGCAAGCTGTGTTTCGGTCAGTTGTGTTTGGGTATCTTCGACCTGTGCAGTCAAATTTGCATTTTCCTGACCGACCTGTTCAATGTATTCCTGAACACCATATTGAACTTCATGATATTTGTACAGGTCAGATGCAGGTTCACCGTTCATTTCCGTCACCTGTTCTATGTCTGTGTGAACATATACGGTATCACCGGACACAATGACCGGAACAGCCCAAGCCCCACTTCCAAATCTTTCACCCATGTCTTTCATGCAGCCTTCACCAATCCTTTCTTGATAAGTTTCTTCTTGTATCTGTTGATTGACACAATCTTTGCCTTTTCAGACTTTCCGTTCAGCACAACTTCTTCATAATAACGCAACAATGACGGTACTACTGGAACAAGATATGCCTGTTTCAGTCTGTAACCGTCACACATTCCAAGCCAACCGCTATATGAATTTGCCGAACACCATTCTGAATAGTTTATCAACTGTTTGTTATCCTGCTTTGCCTTGATTTTCAGCATCTTGTGTTTGAACTTTTGGCAAGTCCTTTTCCTAAGAAGCGTGAAACCGTGGAAAGACCGGAAACCAATGAAATCAATTCCCTGTATGTCAACAGGGTAAACATTCCAATTATCCTTGATATGAAGGTTCAGATTGTTTTGTAAGTATTCATCCATCTTTCTTCTGACCTCGTGCAAGTGTTCCTTGGAATCCGATAATACAATAATATCATCCATGTACCTGACAATGTATGACAAGTGCAGTTCTTCCTTTGCCCAATGGTCAAAGTAAGCCAAATAAAAGTTTGCAAGGTACTGTGACAAATATGATCCAATCGGTACACCCTTTTCATTCGGTGTGCTGTCAATAATCCTGTCAAGCAGTGACAGAAGCCGTTCATCTTTGAATTTCTTTCTAAGCAGCTTTTTCAGAATATCATGGTCAATGCTTGGGTAAAACTTTGATGCATCTATCTGTAAAGCGTACTGTGTACCTGCAACATCTTCCTTCATGTACTCATGCAAAAGATTCTGTGCTTTACTGATACCACGGTCTTTGATTGATGCACAAGTATGTGAACAAAACACCTTCATGAAGATAGGTTCAATTTGCAGCATGACCGCCCATTGAATTATTCTGTCAGGGAAATATGGAAGTTTTGCAAGTTCCCTTTCTTTGCCTTTATCGTTGATAATAGAAATTGTGTATTCTGATACCTGATAGGTGTCATTCAGCAACATTTCCTGTATCTGTGAAAGGTAATATTCAGGGTTGCTGTCTACCATTTTCACTTCCTTGTAAAACAGCTTGTCTTTCCTTGCGTTGCGGTGGGCTTCATACAGATTTTCCATGGTGCAAATCTTTTCGTAAATACCACCGTACCTTTTCATTACTATAAATCCTTTGTTTCTTTGATGTTTTCCGTTCCTGAACCTTCGCTTGTTTCCAAGCTACCAATACAGTAATAAGTAATTTTTGTGTTTTGCCAAGTGGCAGGGTAACGGAACATCACCGTATAAAAAACAATCTATTGGAAAACAATAGGTGACAACTGACATTCGTATTCGATAAAGAAGAAGTATTATTAAGATTAAGTTGGAAAGTTCCGGTATTAGAAGCATTATTCCAATTACCACTGAAAATAGTAAGACAAGACACTTTCAAATTAGTATAATCTTTTTTTTTCTATTTTCTTTGTAGTGATTATGACCTGAAACCAATCCTCAATCGAACTTATTCCGTTACCCATAATTTACTATTATTTGCTATTCAATTTTCAAGCAGCGTTTTCTTCTTTTTCTTCCTTGTGCATATACATCAGGCGACAACCGACACTCGCACTCGATAAAGAAGAAGCATTATTAAGAGTAAGCAGGAAAGCTCCGGCATTAGAAGCATGATTCCAACCACCACCGAAAACAGTAAGACAAGACACTACCAAATTAGCAGAATCACAAAAATAAGTGCTGTCTGACCCTGCAACAGTCTGTGGTGTGAACCCTGCTTTGTTACCGCCCTGTGGTCTTGACATATAACTTCCAAGGTCAGCGGAAACACCGCCATTGCCCTGATTATCATATCCAACACCTGTGGTTGAAAAGTCCTTTGCACAAGTGCAGGTCAAGATTTCCCTTGCTGTCCCTGAAAACAGTCCATCAATAAATTCCCAATAATTGCCCCAAAAATCTTCAATACCAAGGCATTTCACCTGATGATTTTGGTCTGTCATATATGTTGGGTTGCTTGCCTTGATTACTTCGCTGTTGAAACCATAGCTGTTTGTTCCACCTGTGGAAACACCTGCACTGTGGCTTGAATTTACATATCCGTAACCAACAGCTGCCTGACTGTTCAGCGTTCCAAACCTGATGATATACAAGCACTGCATAAGTTTCAGGCTGCCCCAAGTCCTTTGCTGATAGCCTGTACCCCTTGCCCTGCAATATGTCCTGAATGTGTCAATGGTCTGTGAAACCGTGACCGCCTTACCGGATGAACTGTAAACCTTGCTACCGCTTGCATATCCTTTATAAGTTCCAATATAAATCTTGTCACAATCATTGTAAGAGTCCAAAGAAAAGGCATCATATTCATAATCCGCATCATTCGGATTATCTGTAACGGAAACTTTCAGCTTTGTGGAATCAAGCCACTTGATCATGTAACCCACCCTGTAAGGGATTTCAAGCATTACATCATTCCCAAGCGTGGTAATATCGGCTGTTGTTCCGTCCTCATACTGAACAAGGTTCTTTTTGTTCAGATAACCAAGCACCTCTCCATTGTTCAGGATGCAGTTTCTTAAATCCTTGAAAATGGTCTGATTTTCCCAATCATCACCACCTTCTGTCATGCCCTCTGCATCATCTGCATAGGTGCACATGGTATCAGGGTTTGACATGGAAAAGTCAAGGATTGCTGAAAACTTCCTGTAACACATCACTTCCACATCATAGATACCATAGAACTGTGTTTTGACCTCTGTATCTATGTTGGTTACAGGGTTGTGGATAGTCCACACACCTACTGTTGGAACTGTGAAGGTGACTTCTTTTTCATCAGGGACTATTGCAGCAAAGGATTTTGAACCGTTTGAAATGGTCAAGGTCTGACCAATCAGCTGATCATCTGTTGTGACATGGATTTTCACCAACTCACCAATAGCTTCTGCAACATCCTGTTCAGCCTGTTCAACCATGTCATTGACCTGTTTTTTCACTTCTGCAATGGTCTGATTTTTCAGTGTTTCCCATGTGGAAACTGTGTCAAATACCTGCACAAGCGGTTGAATGTTAAGACCGTTGAACGGTACTTGATAAAGCACCAAATCATTTGTCAGGTCATGTTCATTGATAATGTCACCTGATACATAGTCAGGAACAACAGGGTTTGATTCAGCAGGTGTTCCCTTGATCACAATTAAGTTTGCTGTTTCAATATCCGTTGCAGAATCCTTTGTGTAGCGTATAGCAATAAGGTCAATCCTGCTATATCCCTGTGTTCCGTTGTCAAAGTTCAGGTCAACATAGGTGTTTTCTTTCAGCCTGATATGTCTGCCCTGCATAAGTGCATCACCGTCAAGCACCCTGACTTTGTTGTTTGAAACAATGGAAGCTGCGAACTGGTTTCCACGCTCCAACACAAACTGACCTGTCCCCATCATTGCAGCATTGAAAGAACCCTGATCATCCGATGTGATATGTTCCTCACCTGCATAACCTGTTACTAAGTGTAAATTTGCCATATTTATTCACCAACCTTATGAGAGATTGTGACCACATCATTCTGAATGGTCACTATTTTTTTTGCAATCGGTCTTGAAATGAAGATGCCGGTTGTGTTTTCCCTTGCCCCTACAACATCATCAATGTCATAGCTTCTTGTGCTGTCAAAGTTGACCTGCAAAGAATCAGCGTTCCACGCTTCTTCAAGGGCTTCCATTCCACCATTTTCGAGTTCTTCGTCCGATTCTGCGTTTACATTTTCATAAACATCTGTTACTTCATCCATACCAAACTGTGTCTGTGTATGAGATATGTTACCTTCTGTGTCACAATACAGGTGAATGACTTTTCTTTCAGCCAAATCACCCTGACCAAGACAAATCATGTGGTTTGTCGGCTTGTAGTTCTTTTCCACATCAAAATCAATCTGTGAAGAATCAAATTCATCATCCTGCGAATAGTCAACCAACGGTTCAGCCGATAGAATGACAAAACCATCTTGAAAGTTAATTTTCAACTTTCCCTTGACCGTTCCAAGCATCTTCCTGATACCTGTGTACCCTGCAATGTAGCGGTTCATCTTGTAGGATTTTACTGTAAGACCTGAATCTTCTGAACTTGCTTTGAACAAGTCAGACAGCCCCATTCTGACAATCAAGGAAGCCAACACACTGTTGACTTCCCCATCACAAACAAGGTAATCTGCACCTGAATCAGGTTCAATGATTTTGGATTCAAGTATTCCGTGCCATGTCCTACCGCTGTAAACAAGCTGTTCAGAAGCGGTTGCAACCCTGACCCTGTCGATTATCCCACCATATTCAGTATTTTCGATATACAGAATATATCCGGCTCTGCACACATGATTGTTGGTGTTGGTTGTCAGTTCAAAATCATTTTCATCCGTGCCAAAAGCAAGGTCAAAAGTATAATTCTGCATGACACCAACATCTTCTTTTTCATCAGTTGCATAAATTAAGTCCATTTTGGTTCACTTCTTTCATCAAGCAGCACAACATCAAATCCAAAGCTGTTGTCCCAAGTAACCACATTGTCACCCGGTGGAACTTTTTCAAAGATGTAAGACTCCCTGTTTCTGTAATTAAAACAATTTTTCGTTGTTCCGTCCGACTTATAAAGGGTGATTGTCTTTGCAAGGCTGTCAATGGTCAGATATTCATTTTCGCTGACCGTGCAATTCACCTGATAACAATGCCCTGCAATGTAGATTGTAGGGTTGATTACTGTTCCATAGATGATCAGCCTGAAATTCGTTTCAATGAAGCCTGTGTTGTTCAGCGTTTTTCCCTTCATGCCTGACATATAATCAAACGGAAAATCAAAGTTATAGTCAAAGTTTCTTTTTCCGGTATTTCCTGAAACCTGACCTGTATCTTCATTTACCACCGTACCATTCACACGGAAAGAAGTTGTCCCTTCCTTTACCCATTGTGGATAATCCGTTGTTATGGTCAATGATGTTTCCAAGTAGCCCTTGTTGATCAGATAATTACTCTTCTTACTACCTGTGATGAAGCATTTAAGATAATAGTCCCCAATGATAAGTTTGCCGTGGGTTGTGGCAAGAACATCCTTTTCAGCGTATTCAAGCAACCTGTTCTTCAAAAGCAGCCCTTCTTCTTTGGAACTGCAACAGATAACAATGGGGACTGTCTTTGTGACAATCCCCTTGCTGAACTTGGATATTTTGTTATTGTCAGAAACAAAATCCCATGAATAATCATGTAAATCATTGTAATTGACATAGATGCCACTTTTGCCCCACTCCATTTTTTCATTGATGTGGTTTATAAATGTGATCTGCTCTAACATCAATCCACCGCCCTTACTAATCGTGCAAATTCACGTTCATTGACTTGGAACTTCAAATTCAGTAAAGCATTGTACAGCTTTTCACCAAGTCCTTCATCCATTGCATATATCGCTTGCAGGATCAGGTTCAGCACTGCAAGCAGTTCTTCATTCTGACCTGCCACCGCTTCACCAACATACTGTTTAAGGGTTTCAATCGGTGCTATCGCTTCCTTACCTGCTTCACCGCCTATCATGGTTTTTCCTGTTGCCGGGTTGATTCCGAAAGCTGTCGGTTCAAGCATGATACCACCGTTCTTGTACCACTCAATACCGAAAGACGGTACTGACGGTGGATTCAGGCTGAATGAACCTGATATGCTGAAATGTGGCAGCTTGATTTTTGGCAATTCCCAAGTAAAGTTGAAGAAACTTTTCAGCTTCTCGACACCTGCGGAAACAATGCTTTTTGCATCCTCAATCTTGTTGTTGATTTCTTCCTTGATGGAAGTGAAGATGCTTGTCACACTATCCTTTGCAGCGTTCAGCTTTGTGACAATGGAAGTCCTTACATTCTCAAAAGCATTCGTGACAACCGACCAAATTGTTGAACCTACGGTTGATATAAAGGTTTTCACCGTGTTGAATATACTGGTTACACTATCCTTTGCAGCTGTCAGTTTCGTGACTATTGCCAACCGTATGTTTTCAAAGATGTTCACAATGAATGACCAAACAGCTGTGAAAACCGTGCTGATAAAGGTCTGAACTGCATTGAACACCGTTGAAATAATGGTCTGAATTGCCGTTACCACTGTTGTTATAGCGGTGTAGATTGTGTTCCACACCTCTGTAATGAATGACCAAATAGCTGTGAACACCGTTGTTACCACCGTCAACACATTGTTGATGTAGGTGGAAACTGTTTCATAGATGGTGTTCCAAATACTTGTGAAGAAGTCCGATATTGTGGTAAGTACCGAACTTATGAAATCTGAAACCGCCTGTATCTTTTCGCTTATGAAGTCATAGATGGTGTTCCAAATCTCTGTGATCTTGTCACCGCAATTCTGCCAAATAAAATTCCAAGGAATCAGGATAATGTCTTTTGCAAGATTGATGATACTGCCAATGAACATGACAGCGACCTGAACCACGTTCTTTATCGTGTCCCAAGCATTTGACACCGATTCCTTTACCTTGTTGAAGATATTGCTGACCGTTTCTTTCACCGCTGACAGCTTTTCACTGATTGCATCCTTGATTGCTGTCAACTTTCCGTTGGTCAGATTGTCAAGGAATGTGAACCCGGCTGTGTAATAGCCTTTGACACCCTCGATTGCACCGGACACAATACCCTTTATTCCACCGCCATGTTCTTCATAAGCTGACTTGATATTGTTCAGCTTTTCAGAAACGGTCTTTTTCATTGCATCCATGACTGTTGATGCAGCCTGACCAAACTTGGAATTTGCAATAGTTTCCTTGATACTTTTCCACTTTTCTGTGAAACCTTCTTTGATCTCACTGACCTTGTTGACAACAGCGTCTTTCAGCTGTGAAGCCTTTTCCTTGATGGTGTCCCAATTCTTATACAGTGCAACCCCTATTGCAATCAGGGCTGCTATTGCTGCCACAACTAAGGCTATGGGGTTAGCTGACATTACAGCGTTCAATGCCCCCTGTGCTACTGACATAGCGTTTGTTGCCACTTCTGCAAGGGTCATTTTGCCTGTTAAGAGTGCAACCAAGCCTTCACTGATTGACAGTGTTCCATTCATCACACCTTGGGCTACACTTGCCCCCTGTGTGCTTGCTGAATAAAGTGCAACTGCCACCTGTGCCTGTTGGAAGCCCTGAACGGTTTTTTGTATGGTCATACCGATTTCAAGCCCTGCGTATGCAGCAACCAACACACCTATTGCCGTTGCAACCGCCTGAACCGCTGTTTCATGTTCCTGACAGAAGCCTGTCACCGTGGAAATCACACCTGCAACCACGTTTAGACCGCTTGAAAGCAGGTCAACCGCTGTTGACAAGGCTGTTGTTGCGGTTTCTGATGTTTCTTCACTTGATACAAGGTTTATGATTGCATCTATGATAGGCTGAACCGCTGTTGCTATGTTTCCGAAAGCCGTTTTCAGGTTTTCTATTGACGGTGACATTGCAGTTGTGAACGAATCCCACCGCTGACCAAAATCATCAATGAAACCTGTGATTGAAGGTGTAAGCGTTCCTGACACCCATGATGCAGCATTCCTTACAGCGTTTCCGATAGGCTCGGAAAACTTCTCACCAAGGGAAATCTGAAAACCTTCCAAGGCTGACTGCATTGACCGGATAGCACCACCGACACCTGACTCCATGTTTGTAGCCATGTCATCAGCTGCACCGGAACAGTTGTATAACTGATTTTGCAGGTCTGAATAAGCACTTGAACCTTGGTTCAGGATTGCAAGCAAGCCTTTCTGTGCTTCTGCACCTGCAACCGTGTTTGCAAGTTCGGCTTTCTGTGCTGTGTCTAATCCCTCTGTTGCATCACATAGATCCATAAGGACATCACCCAAATCACGGGCTGTACCGTCTGAATTGTAGAACTCGACACCTAACGCTTCTATTGCATCCCTTGCACCTGATGTATTAGTACCAAGCCTTGTAATTACAGTTGACAGGGCTGTTCCTGCCATAGACCCCTTAACACCTGCATTTGCCATTGTACCAAGTGCAGCTGATACATCTTCAAGGGAATATGAATAAGTACCTGCCAAAGATGAAACATAAGTGAACGCTTCACCCAAAGCACCTACTGTTGTGTTTGATTTTGCCTGTGTCGTAGCAAGTACATCTGCATAACGGCTTGCGTCTTGAGCACTGTCACCAAAGCCTGTCATTGCATCTGTCAGAATGTCAGACACCGTTGCAAGTTCTTCACCAGATGCAGAAGCAAGGGATAACATACCGCTTGTAGCTGACAGGATTTCATTTGTGTCAAATCCTGCCAAAGCCATATAACCCATTGCATCAGCTACGTCTTTTGAAGTCCATGCAGTTGTTGAACCGTATTCCAAAGCTGCATCTGTAAGTGCCTGATATTCTTCGGCTGTTGCACCTGATAAGGATTGCACTTTCAGCATTGCATCTTCAAAATCGGCTGTTGTGGTAACTACTGATTGGGCGAAAGACTTGATTTTGTCAACAGCAAAGTAAGTTGCCACCGCTGCACCGATTTTTTTGAAAGCACTGGTTATTCTTCCTTCTGATGATTCTGCTTTTGAACTGGTATCATCCAATGTGCTGTTTGCATCATCATTTTCAATGACCACTCGACCAATCAGTTTGAATACATCCATTATTCACCGTTACCCCCTTTCTGTTCTTTTTGTTGGGGAACAAAACCCTGCAAGATAGCATTTGACTTTGCAATAATTTCTTCTTTCTTCGCTTCATTCGTTGCATCTTTGGATTGTGATTCTGACTTGATTTCTTCCTTCCACTCTTTGAATGACTTGTCATATACCTTGTGCAGAAAGAACTCCCACAACATAGCATCATTCTTTTCTTCTGCTTCTTTGTTCAGGAAGAACTGAACATATTCATTGAACTGTTCATTGATTATCAAGTTATCTAATAGAAAAAAAGGACTTGCATACCTTTTATGTAGCAAGTCCAAAAATTCATTTAACCCAACCGTTTGACGAACTTTGAAGCAACCTTGAAAAAATCCTTAAATTCTTCCTTGGTTACAAAGTCAAGAATCATTTCAGCGAAAACAGCCAAATCCAACTGTTCCAAGTCGGTCTTGCTCATACCGCTGACATTTGAAAGCAGGGTATATATTTCACGCTGACAATCGGGAATATGTTCCAATATTTTGTTTGCAAGTTTCAGGAACACATCAAGCCCAACAATGAACTGTGCATCACCGCTTGAACCTGCTTCAACCTTTGCCTTATCGACAATGTTCTTGATCATGTTCTTGTCAAAGACGGTGGTCAGTTCGTCCAAGCCGATCTTGCTGATCAGCTGTATCATGGGGAACAGGTCTGTGCTGTTCAGCTTCCTGAATGTGTAGGGTTTTGGTTCTTCCACAATTTCAGGTTCAATCTGCGGTGTTGCAACCGCTTCTGTACCGTCCTGTGAACTCATATAACCCTCATTTAACGCTTTTTCAGAAGTAGGGGCAGAATTAACCGCCCCCACACTTTCATTTGATATATAATCCATTTGTCAATTCATCCTTTCTGTGGCTTAACCCTCTGCTTCTACAGTTGTGTTTGCACTATCACTTGTCGGATAGTAGATGTAGACAGGTAACTTGTCAAACGTGTCACCCTGATTGTCTGCATACGGCTTGAATGTAACAGGAATAACCGTTGCTTCCTTGTTTGTGCCGGAAAGCTCCAAGCCACTTGTGCAAAGTGCATTTTCCATGATAATGATGATAGGTGTATCATCTGCAAGGAATCCAACGAAAGCAACATTGTCAATGTAATCATCATCTGAAATCACCGACTTAGTAGCCAACTTGGTGAAACCTGTTGCATCACTCGATACTTCCTCACCGATCATAGCAAGTTTGAGTGATTCAGGTGAAACCTCGACAAGGTTGATTTCAAGCTGTGCAGTTTCACCCTGCTTCTGTGTAAGACCCTTTGTGTCTACGGTTGCACCGTCTACATCCACCGTTACAATGTTCGGTGAAAGGGTGAACTTGTTACCGCCTGATGTTGCACCGAACACCGTACCATTCCAAACACTTTTTGTAGAATCCCAAGTAAGATTTTTATAAATCGTACCTGCACCAAGCATTAAGGACTTTGGTGTTTTTTCGGTGATACCTGATTTCTTTAAACCTTTGATAAGACCCATAATTATTTACCGCCTTTCCATGTTTTGATTGCTAAGTTAATTTGTACCTTTGTAAGCTGTTCATCACCTGAATCAATAGGCTGACAGCTAGAATAATAAACCGCTATTGCCTGATTTCTGACAACAGCGGTCAAGCCTTCCACCTGCGGAAAGCGTTCTTCAATCTTTTCAGCTTCTTCCAACAGTTCAAACAATGTGCCTTCCGTTGTGTCGGATGCACGGTTGAACCCGGTCAGAATGAAAGTAAATTCTTTCCTTCCGTCCTCTGTGTTCGGGTCAGTTGGAAGAAGTTCACCCACCCAATAGGGATAAGTGACTTTTCTTTTCTTATTCTTCATAAAATGGTAGTCAAGACCTGACTCCTGCATCTTAGAAGTAATCAGTTTCAGCACTTCTTTCATCCGATACCCCCAAACAAATCCTGTGCCCTTGAAATTAGCCTACTTTTCAAAGCCATATATGCCTTGTAGAACGGTCTGCGTGGTGACTTTCCATAAGTGTGATACCAATGACCGCTTGAATCTTTGTAAAACCAACCACCCTTGCGACCGTCACCGTTCAGGGCATATTCACCTGTTCCATATTCTTCATATATTGCATTTTCGTAATTTGACCCAATAGCACCTTCAAGGCTTCCTTCGTCCACCTTGTAACTGTAAGAACCCTTGGTCTTTCCTGTCTTAACCTTGGAATTTCTCTTTGTCTGTGCTTCAAGTTCACCGCTTGCTTCATACAGCCAAGCAATCCCCTTTTCACGGATTGCAGCCTTTACCTTTGCCGTGTTATCGACAAATTCAACATCCACAACACCCATATTACACACCCCCTACATATCTAAGGTATATTTCAAGGTGTTGGTGCTTGTTCATTGGATCATCATACACCATGACTTCATAAATGCTACCGTCAACCACCATCCGGCTGTTTTCCGCTGTGATTTTGATGATTTTATCCGGTTCATCTTCCATGCTGAACTGCAATGGAAAATAATCACAAAGGAAGATATGTGTTGATTCCTGAACTTTAGCATTGAAGTTGATGCTGTTGGAATCACCTGTTGACAAGTCCAACCAACCCTTACAGGAAAGTGCATCCGTCCAAGCCTGAACATCTTCACCTATTCCATTTTGTGCTGTGGTCTGCACTTGGATTGTGGCTGAACTGTTTCCACCAATCTTCACTTAAAACCTTGGTTTCACATACGGCTTCAAGAAACCAAGCAAGGACACCGGATAGCCCATTACCTGATTGTTTGAATCCTGATCATAGTATGTGACAGAATGCCTTGACAGCGTTTCGGACTTGATACCGACCTTCTGACGGTTTTCATTTTCCCAAATCATAAGGTCAACCACTCCCTTCTGCACATCTGCCGGATATATCACCTTGGTTATGGTGTTTTGCGGATAATCAAATAAATCACCGTCCAACTGCAATGTTGAATCAGTGATTTCCGCAATCCCATATAAGCCATCATTGACCGCTGACTGTGATATTTGCACCGTGTCACCCACCCTGAAATAGGGTGAATGACCAAGCACAACCCCATTGACAATAGGGGCTTCAATCCTCATAGCACGATTCTGAAAGTTGTTGTTGGTGTATGACCTGATCAGGCTTTCAATAGCCTGTAACTTCATGGAAAGAACATCTGCATCAATGCCTTGAAATTCTTCCATTGCAGCCAACTTTTCAACCTGTACGATCATCAGGAACACCGCCTTTCTTCCTTACTGCTTTTCCACGGTATATCCCTTATGTTCGTTGAACCATTCAGCCATTCTTGCGGATTCAATGACCGCCTGACCGTTTGCGAACTGAACACCACCTGCACCGATACCGCAATAGTTCGGATTGTCCGTGACCTTTACAAGGTACTTGGTAACGGCTTCTTTTGTTTCCGTTGCCTGTTCAGTAGTCTGTTCAACTTCTTTTTTAGCGTTTGCCATAATTGTTCACCATTCCTTTCAAAGAAGGATGGGGCAAAGCCCCACCCTGATCATTAAGCAATCTTGATGTTTCTAAGAACACCTGCGTGCTGTGTATTTTTCAGCACTGTTGCAGCAATCATTTCAACTTCTGCATCTTTTACCGTTCCCGGCTTGCTGAAATCAGGAAGGTACTTGTCAATGACAGAAGAACCTGTCAGGCTGATGCCGTGGAAACCATCATTCACATCAAACTTGACCGCATAAATGTCAGTCAGCCCGGTGGAAGCTGCACTTCCAACAGTTCTTGAAATGTTCTTCTTAACAACTGCATTTGCTACCGCTGCACCGTCTGAAACAGTGTAGTAATTCTGTAAATCCATGAACTGCACACCGTCAAGGCTGACAACCTTGCGACCGAAAGCAGTTTCAGATTCAGTTTTGTAACCAAGCATTCTTGCAACGGTCTGAATCTTGCCGATCATGTCTGTGTTCATCAGAAGTGCATCTGCATTTGTGGTATTTACCAAAAGCATAAGTGCTTCATAAAATTCATCTGCATTTGCTTTTGTCTTGGTCACATCAGACAGGTCAATGACCGCACCGCTTCCAAACTCTGTTGAAGTACCTGCAAGCATACTGTCAAGACCCTGAAATTCAGGGTGATCACCGCTTGCCGTGGTTGTTGCATCACCATTGATAAGGGTGTAGTGGAACAAAGACACAACCGCCTTGATATGCTCCTCAATCTGATATGCAAGGTTGTCATACTTACCTGCAACCTTGTTCAGCACTCTATCCAACTGAACCGCACCGCCCATGATAGCAAGTGCAGCTTCACATTCCTGCTTGGTTGCTGCGGATGCAGTGTAAGAACCGTTCAGCTTTCTGAACTCCGCTGTTGCAGGAAGCACCTTTCTAAGATACTTGTATTTCATAGTTGAACCGCCACCGGATGCAGAAACACAATCATCAAAAGAAAGTTTCTGCAAAATAGCGGATTCTCTAAGGAAAATGTCAACAATCTGACCAAACACCTTGTCAGACATACCTTTCTTGATTTCCTCTAATGTCATAGCTGCCATAATTATTCACCTTTAACCTTTCTTATTCCGTGGCTTTTTCATATTCCTGTTTCAGGGCTTCGGCTAAGGTCTTGGGTTCATCTTCCAAATCCTTATCATCGCTTTTACCCAAATTAACCACATCAATCTTGTTATCCTTTACAGTTTCAAACTGTGTCGGGAACTGTGTTTTCAGGGCTGCAAGTTTATCATCCATCCCTTTGACCTTTCCTGACTCATCAAGGGCAAGTTCACCCTTTTCTTTCAGCTTGAATGTAAGGTAGTCAACATCTTTACAGCCGGATGCAAGCAGGGCAATCTTGACCGCTGAATCAAGCCGTTCAGCTTCCAACTGTTTCTGCAAGTCTGCAACCGTGGTTTCATATCCGGTAATCTTGGACTGTAATGCTTCATTGTCGGTTGTGCCTTTTTTCAACTGTTCAATCAGCGTGTTTGCTTCTGTCAGCTGTTTGGTCACACCGTCATGATCCGCTTTCAGCTTGCCATACCTTGTATCAAGGTTTTCTTCACTTGCCGTAAAGATTTTGTTCTGTTTCATCTCACCAATGGTAGATTCAATCTGTTCATCAGTAAGACCTTTTGCTTTCAAAATTTCCTGTAATGTCATTCTTTTTTCCCTAACCTTTCATACAATTTTAACGTGTTATGTCACGAATTTACTTGGTTGATGTTTTACATCATCACTGATGAAGGGTATATAAAAAGACGGTCAAAGACCGCCTTTTCTCCAAAGTGCTATTTTGTGCTAAACAAAACCACTTCTAAACATCTGTATTCACCTACTTTCACGCATGAAAAAAGGACTGGATTGAAAAGTTAATTTCAATCAGTCCTTAATTCCTATCTTTGAAGAAGTCAGCCCATTCAGGATTTTCTTCATCAAATATTTTCTTTTGTTCAGCTGTTAAGTTGTGTGGGTAATCTGCGAACATATTGAATACCCTTTTCTTATCAAAGCTGAACAACCATTCACCGACTGTATCAGGTGTATCTTTCCACCAAATCTTATCAGTTTTATTGTTCTTATACCAACTATTTGACATTACCCATCACCCCTTTCTTCTGACCATCTACCGCCGTGTTAATATATCCAAGTATTTCTTTAAATTCTTCATTTCCATTGAAAGAATCAACTTCCATTGTAACAACGGTTTTTTCAAACACATGACTCATACCGCTTGCAAGTTTTATCTTATCAACTGTTTTTCTACACTTAAAACGCTTTACCAATGTATCAGTCATTGAACCGAACTTGTCAAAAGAAGTCCAACCATTTTGAAACCCGGACTGCAATTCAAGGTATTCTGCACCACTTGCAGTTCTTCTAACTATGGCTGCGTGTCTACCGGCTGCTAAATAATATTCTTTACCCTGTTCAAGATTTTTTATGATTTCCGCTGTCCCGGCTGCTTCTTTCTGAACTTTGACAATATTACCTTTTACACCGTCCAAACCAAGAAATTGTTGAATTATCCCATTCCTTGAAAATATTTCCCGACTGCTTCCACCTCTAAAATCAAGAACATCTAGTCCATTCTTATTCCCAATATAAGAAAATGCAAGTGAAGAACAAGAACCGTCTGTCATATCACCACCTGCAAGCCTGTCAATTATCTGTGTGTCGGATAATTCTGTTGTTAATTTCTGCACTTCACGATATTTGACGGAATTATCTTCAATTTCTTGCATAATTTTACTATAAGATTCAGTATGTTCTTTATTCTGTGATTCTTTGATGATATTATCGGCTTTTGTCTTAAATTCATCATAAGTCTTAGCCTGAACTTTTACAAGTTCATTTTTGTCACCATTCCATTTTTCATAATATTCTTCATCAGACAAAGCCCACCTTGCCCTTTGCAGCAAACAACACCTGCAATGAATATCTTCACTTGCCACACCAAAAGCACCCGGATAAGGTGCTGAATGACCTGATACTTCAAACGGTTCATCAATTTCACGCACCTGACCATCTAATTCAACATGATCCGGTCTTGTTGCACCGTCAAGCGTGGAATCCCACTGTTTGACCACATCCGCACCACGTTCTTTTGCTTTCTGTTGGCAATGGAAGGTTGCTTCCTGTTGGACTCTGTGACCTTCTGTTCTTGCTATCCGCAAAGCGTTGTTATATGCCTTGTTGAAGGGGCTGTTCATACCGTTGGCAATGTGACCTGCTATTTCATTCCAACTTGTGCCATTTGCAGCACCCCTTGACAGTTC